AACTGGAATTTATCACCTTTAGATTTAAAATCAAAAAGCTTCGGATCTAATTGCTGAAGTTTTCTCACCTTTTTAATACGTTTTCCTTTCACAATATCAGTTTCTTTTGGTTTTTTCAATTGTTTCATATATACTTGATAAGGTGCTCTAACAAATTCAAACTCTGATTGTTTTAGAATTTTATCAATATTTTTGAATACATAAAGGAATCTCGAATAAAAATTGTAAATTCTATTAACCTCTTTTACTCCACGAGCACCATTAATAACAATCTTAGGAATTTCACCACCAACCATTTCAACAACAGTTCCTCTAATAGTTTTGAACGATTTATCAGTAATCATTTCGCGAGTTAGATTAATTAAAACTTCATTACGACCTCTTATTCTTATCTTTGGACCCTTCCGAGAAACGGCAGAAGTGCGCAGGTATCTCCAATAAATACTGAATGAATTTTTTTCTAGGTCAATACGACGTTCGGTATCAATAACACAATATCCATTAAAAATGTTTGTAAATAACATTAATCGCTTATAATCTTGTTCAGACATGTTAGTTTCTAACTCTTTACTGACATTAATGCTGGCAATTTGTGTATTAAACTCATTAGGAATCGGAATTCTTTTTCTGGTTTTCTCGAAAATAGCTGGTCCAACATCATTAATCTGGTAAATTACTTCGCGCAATGTTTCCACAACTTCCATTAAACTGCGTAAATTCGCATTTTCTACATCAGCCCATGTTGCTTTTACTTCGATTCTTCCGTCTTCGAAAATATTAACAGTAGCAAAGTTACTATACGTCGTTTTAGCGGGATCTTTTGACATCCTCATTTTAATACTGAATCCGGCTGGTTCAGTCATTGACCATGATCGCTTCACTAAATTCAAATTATTATTGTAAAAGGGCTTGAACACTTTGTGATGAATTCTGTTCTGACGTCTATCTTTATACTTAACATAAGGTGTAAATTCATTGACAACAAAGAAATCAAAAAGATTCCTGTAAGTAAAAAGCTTTTCTTTCTTTAATAATGTAACTACACCAATTTCTTCAGGATAACCTATTCTTAAAGTTGTACTAAGGATTTTTGTTTTCCTTGATGCTGAATCAAGATTAAAATATTTAATAGGTTCGTTCTTATTAATACTTGTAATAGCATTAATTTGATTTTGAATTACTGATTGATCACGAATAATTGTTCCGATGGCAAATCTTGGTTCATATTTTCTATTTATCAGGGCAATGAGTGAGTTAGGACTATTTTTAATACCAGGAAAATACTTTATTACAAATCCACTGTAAAAATCACGCAATACATTGGGATTACTTACAATAATATCATTTAGTTTAATATTGTTAATAAGATTGTTGACTAAATCAACAAAATCCACCATATATAACTCATTATCAACACCGGAATATTCATTTAGCAATTTAAGATTATTATCCTTAATGAATAATGATTTATCAATATCTATACCCTGAATAAAGTCTTCATCAATTGGAATACCAAGGATATCCCTTCTTGTTTTTTTAGTAAAAAGATTGAGGATACTTGATGGATATTCCTTCATTTTTTCATTGATATTGAAAGTTGTAAATTCAAGATTAATAGATTCAAGATCACCCTTAAATGTTTCTGAAGGCTTGAGATAAAAGAGATTTTGTGCAACCATAGGAATTTTTGTATATGCATAAATCTTCTTTTTTATAGTTTCAATATTATCGGAATAATTGATGTAATCAAAAACAAATGAAATAAATGCACCTCTTGCTTCCAAAACTTCTATTTTTATAGGGGCTAATTCTGGTTCTCTAATTTTTTTCTCTGCTACTTCTTTTTCTTTTTTCTCAGCTTCTTCAATTAATTGTAGCAGTTCTTCTTCAGAATCTGGTTGTGATTCAAATATAAGTTCTTCCTCGTCGTCGATGCGAATTTCTTTTGATGGTTCAATGTCTTCTTCTGTTATAATAGTGTCTATTTCTGTATCATCCAAGGTCATTGGTTCTTCTTCGTCACCCAAAAATTCATCTTTATCGAGGTCTTCTATTGCGTTGTCATTTTCAACAGCTTCTGCAAATTCTATATCGGCTGTGGTTCCACCTTCTTGTCTGACTGGAATTCCTTGAGAACGAACTCTTCCTGCCATACTTCCGAATTCGGAAATCTTTGTTAATCCTAAAACTTCCATCCAATTAGAACCAAAGGTTTTGATAATTGTTGTTTTTTGTTTTTCATTCAACTTAGGTTTCCATTTTTGTGATTCTAAATCTTGTTTACTGATTGCAGTCAAGATTTCCTTCACAATTCCAGACTGTTTTCCCACAAATACTATAAGTTCTTTTAAACGTTCTTTGTGAGATTCGTCAAAGGTAATCTGAAATACTTTAACAGGTTTCCATTCTGGGTAATTATTTAGTTCGAATTTATCATTACGAACCATTTATTTATTATGTGAAAAAATTGAACTATCATTTTATATAAACTTTAAAATGAGTTTTGAACAAACCTTATTGTACGCAGTAATCATTAATCCATTTGTAAACTTTATTATAAGTTGTTTTACATTTATCAAAGAATTATGTGTAGTTTCACTTTCAATTCATAGAGGTTCTAGGTATTTTGCCTGTATGGATTTATTTTTAGAACAACAAACTCAAATCAATGCTACAAATATTAAAATGGATACAGTAAAAGAAAATATAATTAATCGTTCTGTGGGATTATACAGTAAAGTGAAAGGAAAATATTTGAATGAAGGAAAGCACATATATTGGTATAAAAATAGATTGATTTTTGTTAATAAAGCATTAAAAGAGACAAACCACACTTTGAGTTCTAGTGTAGAAATTACTATTCCATTTGGAACAAAGAAATTTATTGATAATATGCTCGAAGATATTATCAATTTTGAAAAAAGAAATAAAAATTTTTATAAATACAATTATTTTAGAAAAGATGATAATTATTGTGTAGAAAAAAAAAGACGAAAAATTTCTTATAATTCTATCATATTACCCAATAAGATTAAAGAGAATATCACAATGATAGTAAAGAAATTTATAGAAGATGAAGAATGGTACATAAAAATGTCTATTCAATATAAATTAGGATTATTACTTGAAGGAATTCCAGGTTCTGGAAAAAGTAGTTTGGCATTTTTATTAGCAAGTCAATTTGATTTACCAATTATATATTTACCAATTGAAAAAATAGAATCAAGATCTATCGATTTTGAGTATGACAGATATATATGTTTAATTGAAGATATTGATAGAAGTCCAAAAATCGCAAATAATAATAATGAAAAGGACAAAGAAACATTGATTAAGGAAAAAGAAGACAACAAATTTAATAACCTCCTTCAACTTCTTGATGGTATTAATACTCCAAATGGATGTATTTTCATCCTCACAAGCAATAAAACTACAAAACTTGATCCAGCATTGATTAGACCTGGTAGAATTGATCATATCATACAATTCGAAGCTGTTCGACCAGAAGAAGCAAGGAAATTATTTATGATATTCTTTCCTGATGAAGAAGATGCTTGTGAAGACTTTATTCAGAGTATTGAATTTACTGATACATTGTCTATGGCTGCTTTGAAAGGTCATTTGACTGAACATAGAGATGACCTTGTGAAGGCGAAAAAGTTTGTTAATTAAATATTTAAAGATTCGTTCCTTTTTTTATTTAAAAATGGAGCACATTGAACTCGCCAAAAAAGTTATCCTTGAAAAAGAAGGAACATTCATTAAACAATTTTATAGAAATAAACGTTATTGGGTTGTTGTAAAATGTAAAGAAGGGCATGAATGGGAAACAAGAGCTTATAGAATTTCTAAAGAAGGAAGATGGTGTAAATTTTGTTCATGTAAAGCTGGTGCTAAAAGAAGATTTCCTAAATTTCTTGAAGAATGTCAAAAAATAGCTGAAGAAAAAGGTGGTAAATGTTTGTCAACAGAATATAATGGTATTTCCGAAAAACTTAAATGGCAATGTGTAAAAGGACATACATGGGAAACAAATCCTACTATAGTTAAAAAAGGACATTGGTGTCCTAAATGTGCATATATTCAGATTGGTTTAAATGATTCACGTAGACTTAATATAGAATTAATGCATGAATGGGCAATTCAGAAAGAAGGTAAGTGTCTTGAAACTAAATACAAAAACATTAGAACAGAAATGAAGTGGGAATGTAAAGAAGGTCATCAATTTACGAGAACTCCTGGACGTATACGTCAAGGAGCATGGTGTAGAAGATGTGCATATGGCACAGATAGACTTGAAAATGAATTTTATGAAGTAGTATATGAAAAGGGTGGAAAAATAATTGATGGACAATATCAAAATGCTTATTCAGAATTTACTATTGAATGTAAAGAAGGTCATCAATGGATATCTCGTCCTCATACATTAAAAGACCAAAATACTTGGTGTAAACAATGTTCTGCTTATTTAAATGAAAAAAGAACAAGAAAGGTATTTGAATTGTTATTTGGAGTAAAATTTCCAACTAAGAGACCAAAATGGTTACTAAATAAAAAAGGGAATAAACTTGAATTAGATGGTTATAATAGACAACTTGGATTAGCATTTGAATATAATGGAATACAACATTATGAATTTTTAGATAAAAAGTTCTTTCATAAAAATGAAGAAGAATTTATTAAACAACAAAGACATGATGATATAAAGAAAAAATTATGTAATGATAAAGGTATAACATTAATAATAGTACCGTATACTGTTAATATGAAAAATATGCATTCATTTATTGTTCAAGAACTTCAAAAAAATAATATCGAAATTCCATACTATGATTCTAATTTTGATTGGAAAATTTTAATGAATGTAAATTAATGTAAAATACTTTGATTAATCATGATTCCACAAAATTCTTTAGGATATCTACGATAATCTACAGGATTATATAATCCAATAGATGCTGCTTCTGTTAATAACCATAAAAAGTTTTCATTAAATTCTTTATTGTGTCCATAGGAGCTCGAGATACTGTGACCAAGCTCATGGCCAAGGTGGACATATTTCATTGTGTTTTCATCTATCATTTTACCAGTATCTCTTCCACTACGGGTACAAAATACATAACGTTGACCCTTATTAAGCGTATAACTAGTATCTCCCAGACCACCAGGGCTTGGTCTTCCTTCATAAATTCTATTAGGATCATATCTAGTAATTAATCGATGAGTTCGTGGATCGTTAGGATATTTACGTTTTAAGTGTTCTATAAGTTTTTCAATGTCTTGATTAAGAGTAGCTAATGAATCAGCAGCACATTCGGGACATGGTAAATCTCCTTGTACATTCCATTCTCGTCCATCAACTTTGCTTTTAACTTTAATAATATTTTTTTGATTAAACCATTCAGGAATATATATTCTACCTACTAACCATCCAACAACTACAATTAAAACTCCCAAGAGCCCACAAACTGCAACGGTATCTAGTGCCATATATGTTATCAATAGAAAAAAGCCATAGAAGATGAAAATTGAAAAGTATTAAAGAAGACAATCAAATATAATAAAAGATGAAACGCTCCAACTTTGCCGATCCTAAGGAAAAACTTACTGATCCACTTACATTCCAAATTACAAACATCAGACATAGTGATGAAAAGTACGAAAATATTGATATCGATGCTGAAGACGATTATGATAGTGAAGCCGAAGAAGAACGTGTTACAGATTCAGAGAAAAGATACAAAATTCAATTATTCGGTGTAACTAAAGGCGGTCACACAGTTCAAGTTAATATTTGCGATTTCACACCATTCTTCTTTGTGGAAGTGCCCGATAATTTTACTGAAGCTAAAACTAAGAAATTTGTTAAATTTGTGAAAAATATGTTAGAAGTACCTAATTGCAAGACTTGTGGACACACATTCGGTCCAACTGAACGTTGGTGTAAGACTTGTAAGAAAAGTAGAGGCTGGTTTTACCAAGGTAATTTGTTGAAAAAATCGTGTAAACTTCTGGAAAAAGAAAAAATGGTAGGATTTACTAATCACAAGAAATTCAAATTTATTAGACTAGTATTCAATAATCACACGGTAATGCGCAGGTGTTCCTGGATGTTCAATAAACCATTAGCAATTGAAGGAGTAACAAATGAACCACATCAATTCGTTTGTCACGAAAGTAATATTGAACCAGTAATGCGTTGGTTACACATTCAGAAAATTGAACCGGCTGGTTGGGTTACTGTCAATGATTTTGTTGAACTCCAGCCAGAATATTCAACATGTAATTTCGTAGTTAGATCATCTTTTATGAGTGTCAAACCTGCAAACGATGTTGAAGGAATTGCACCAATTATGTGTGCTGCTTTTGATATTGAATGTACTTCCAAAGATGGTGGATTTCCTAAAGCAAATAGAATTGAAGATGCAGTAATTATGGTTTGTACTACATTTAGAAAATATCCTGACACAGAATCTTGTTACAAGGTTTGTCATACCCTAAAAGATTCAAAACCGATTGAAGGTTGTGAAATAGTTTTATGTAAATCAGAAAAAGACCTACTAATTAAATGGCGTAATCTTATGCAACAAATGGATCCAGATTTCATTTATGGATACAATAGTAATGGTTTTGATTTCAAGTATATGTACGACAGAGCTATTTTACGCAGATGTGAATCAGCGTGGTTAGAAATGTCTCGATGTGTTTATGAACTATCTAAATTCGAATTAAAGAAATTAAGTAGTTCTGCTCTAGGTGATAATGTCCACAAATTTGTGGACATGAAAGGTAGAATTGTGTTGGATGTTATGAAGGAAATTCAAAAAGAACATAAACTAGATTCTTATAAATTAGATGCTGTGGCAGAACACTTTACCGGAGATCACAAAGAAGACTTAAGTCCACAAGAGCTATTCGCAAATTATCACAAAGGAAAGAAAAAGAATATTCACGAAATTGCAGTTTATTGTTTGAAAGATACTGAGCTTTGTCATGACTTGGCATTCGAACTTGCAATTGTTGTTAAGGCAATGAAGATGGCTAATGTTTGTACTGTTCCAACGGAATATATCTTTTACAGAGGACAAGGAGTTAAGATCTTTAGTTTGATGGCAAAAGAGTGTAGAAAACGTGGTATGATCATGCCTGTTATTAAGCGACCATATAATGATAATACTCCAGAAGAACAACGTGATCTCTTCAAGAAACAAGAACAATTTCAGGGAGCACTAGTTATTGAAACGGATGGTGGGTTGTATTATGATCCAATCGTAGTCCTGGATTTCAATAGTTTGTATCCTAGTTGCCAACTGGGTTGGAACATTTCACATGATACGCTCGTAATTGACAAGAAATATGATAATCTCCCAGGAATTAAATACGAAACAGTTAGTTATACAGATTATGATGGTAAGCAAGTAGATTGTAGATACGTACAAAATGATGGTGACACAAACAAGGGTCTAATTCCAATTGTAGTTGGGCATTTACTTGATACGAGAAAGGCAATTAAGAAAAAGCTGAAGAATGCTAAAAATGCAATGGAAGCATTGTTATTAGATTGTGAACAATTAGCATTCAAAGTTGTTGCAAATTCTATGTTTGGTCAGACTGGTGCAGCAACAAGTCCAATTTACTTGAAACATATTGCTGCATGCACAACTGCCAAGGGAAGAGAGATGTTGTACAAAGCAAAGAATGTGGCAGAAGCAGAATTTGAGAATGTGGAATGTGTGTATGGGGACAGTGTTATGGGATACACACCCTTAATGGTGAGAAATATGAAAAATAGTGAAATTAGTATTATTAAGATCCAAGATTTAGGAAAAATATGGGAAAATTATGATGAATTTAAAGCAGGCGAAAGTAATAGAAAAGAAAAACAACAAGCTAAAACACATTTTGAAGTATGGACAGATCAAGGATGGTCACCAATTAGAAGAGTAATTAAACATAAAACTAAAAAGAAAATTTTTAGAATTCTAACACATACTGGTTTAGTAGATGTTACTGAAGATCATAGTTTATTAACTCCAGGACTTGAAAAAATTAAACCTGAACAATGTAATATTGGATCAGAATTACTTCACAGTTTTCCAGATAAATACCAAGAAAAAGATACAGGAATATGCGAAGACGAAGCATTTGTTATGGGACTATTTTTTGGAGATGGTTCATGTGGATTTTATAATTGTAAATCTGGAAATAAATATAGTTGGGCAATTAACAATGCTGATGAAGAATTATTGAATATAACAAAGAAAAAATTAGAAAATACAGATAACAAAAATGAATTTAAAATACTTGATACAATGAAAAGTAGTGGAGTTTATAAACTTGTTATTAAAGGTGGAATTAAAGAATATGTAGAACGCTATAGAAAAATGTTTTACGACAACAATAAACAAAAAAGAGTTCCAAGTGAAATTTTGATGGCTCCAAAAAATGTTAGAAAAGAGTTTTGGAATGGATATTATGCTGCAGATGGTGATAAAGACAAGCATGGTTATACAAGATGTGACATAAAGGGACAAATTGGTGCTATGGGACTGTATTATCTAATATCATCTTTGGGATATAATGTTAGTATTAATATCAGAGATGATAAACAAGAAATTTATAGATTAACAGCAACGAAAAATACACAGAGAAAAAATCCAAATGCTATTAAGAAAATCAAGAGTCTTGGATTTACTGATGAAGATTTTGTTTATGATTTGGAAACTGAGTGTGGAAGATTCCATGCTGGTATTGGAAAATTAATTGTAAAGAATACTGACTCTAACTTCTACAAAATCAAAGGACTTGAATATCTAGAAGACAAAAAGAAATCACTAGAAGAAATCAGAATCGCGAAATTGAAAGTTGCGATTGGAGTTGGTCATGAAATGTCAACTAAAATCAATGCCGCAATCGGCAAACCCGGAATTATTAATTTCGCATATGAAAAGACATTCTTCCCGTTCTTGATTGTAACAAAGAAACGATACTACGGTATTCTGTATGAAGAAGATCCAACAAAGGGCAAACCTAAAGTTATGGGACTTGCAATCAAGAGAAGAAATTACTGCAAATACACAAAAGAAATTATGCAAGGACTTCTTGATAAATTGATGGAAAACGTACAAGTTGATCCAGAAGATATTCTCGGATTCATTAGAAAGAAACTGATGAAACTAATTGAAGAAAAAGTATCATTCGATGAATTAGTTATTACGAACACGCTTAGATCGGAATACAAGAATCCAGGTTCTATTGCACATAAATGTTTGGCAGATAGAATGGTTCAGCGTGGCGAAACTGTAAACGCGAACGATAGAATCCCCTATATTTACGCAATGCATGCACCAGTGTACAACACAAGAGCCAAACCAAGAAAACAAAAGATTGCAGACATTGTGGAACATCCCAAGTATGCAAAGGAAAATGGAATTAAGTATGATCCAGAAATCTATATTACTGGACAAATTGTGGAACCAGTGTCACAAATTCTAGGATTCGTTATTGATAATCCAAAAGAAGTGTTTGATGAAGCAATTCAA